ATATAGTCGTTAACCAGATGGCTGCGGAAAGTCAGCCGCTCCGCAGTAGGCGACGGGGTGAAATCGAAATCAAAATAGATTTGCCCCTTAGCCAGCGTTTCGTTGGTGTTCAGCTCACGATCCAGCCAGCAGTTGCCACCAGCGATCGCGCCAACGCTTTTTAGCTCACGCAGGAAAGCATTAACGCCGCCCAGCACATCGTCGATATAGTTTTTATCCACGTTGCGGTCGATGGCCCATAAATGGTTCTGCATCAGCGAATCGGCAATAATATCCGCGGTTCGCACCACGTTGATAAATGCCCATTTCTGATCGCTGCTGCAATTCCGGTTTCCCCAGATTCGATAACCATCTTCGTTAATGATAGTTACTACTTCCTTTTCGTTCAGCAGGTTGGCGCGGCTGCTGGAATCCCCCAGAACGAAATCGATCGGGCGGGCGGTGCCAATGATGCCGTTAATTTCCTTATTGGACGGCGACGCCCAAAAACCGATCTCCGAATCAGTGCGGGCCATAACGCCAGCCAGACGCGGGCTGCTCCATTCGGTCTGGTTGTTGCCGTTTTCGTCAACGGTAATCACCTTCGGATCGATCACAATCACGCGCTTACTGCCGAAATCGCCACGGTATGCGATCGCGTCGGTGTCGTTGGTGTTCGGGCCGTCAGCGATGATAACGGCGCGCATACGGTTAGCAATGCCGGTAAGCTCCGCCACCACAGGGTTGGACGTGCTGCCGTAGCTGGCCGTTGCTGCGGCGTTACTGCCACCGCCGCCCGTAAATTCTACGGTAGGCGCTGCGGTGTAGCCGCTGCCCGGATTATCCACGATCACTTCCGTAACCACGCCTGCGGCATTAATCACAGCGTGCGCGGTTGCGCCGGTACCATTCCCGCCCGTCAACGTCACCGCAGGCGCGGCAGTGTAGCCGGTGCCGCCGTTGGTCACGGTAATAGCGGTAACAGCGTTTTGCTGGCGCGTGTGCGTAAAGCCGGGACAAAGCAAAATGCGGGGCGAAAAGCCCAGCTGTGATTTGGCACCGATTAAGGCGTGTACGCCCTCATACTGGCCGTTATTGGCATTAACGCCGCCCAGGATATTGGCTAACGTGCCATTATCGGTTTCGGCCACTTCAACGCGAACCACGATCACCACGGCGTTGATCTGGTCAAAAATGGCATCGAGCGCAGACGGTAGCGTGCCCTGCCCGTTGCCCAGCATATCCAGTTTGGCCGCCTCGGTGCGGCTACCGGCAATCAATACGGGGGTATTGAGCGGGAAGGCTGTAGGGTCGGCATCGGGGGCCGTTCCGACGATACCGATCACACTGCTGGACGCAGTGCGGATAACGCGGATCCCGTTGTCAATTTCCAGCACTTCCGGCCCGTGTAAAAATTCGGCCATGATTCTGATCCTTACTTTGGGTTGTGTACACAATAAGCCCCACAATAATGCCGCGTGGCTCGGTTGAAGTCATTGTGCGGGATGGCATAAAAAAATGCCCGCTCAGGGCGGGCTAAATTGCGATAGCAAAACAAAAAAATCACTTCGTTAACAGTGCGGCCACGTCCGGGTTGTTGCTTAAAAACTCTTTCAGTTTATCGATCGCCACGGCGTCGTCGCTAATTTTAGTTTGCACCAGCTGCCAGCTGGTGCCGTTCCAGCGCGCTGTCTTGCCTTCCTCCGGCGCTGGCGGCTGCACGTCGGTGGAATTCGGCGGCATAATATAAACGTCCGATTCCAGCGGCGAACGGTCTGCCAGCGTCGTGCCGGTCAAAAACCCGCTGTTGCTGTACAGGTAAATCACTTTTTCTTTTCCCATGATAGCCCCTTAATACTTAATGCAATACAACAATGCGACGTTGCGCGGGCGGGTTTCTGCTCCGCCTGTCGTATTGGTAGTAAAACTGTGAGTATGATCGCCGCTCCACGACGTCGTAAAGTTATGGGCGTGATTGCCTGCGGTGCTGGTTGAACCGCTCACGCTATGCGAGTGATTTCCAGCGCCGCCGATCCCTACGTTATGGCCGTGCGCGCCTGCTGCGTCCATCGCGTAGCTGCTGGCCGTTTCCACACTGCTTCGCCCGTTAGCTGGCAATGAAGATGATCCGCTACTCCCGTCAGCCGAACCTGTATAGCGAATATTATGTACGTGATTCCCTTGCGTGTCAGTCCACGCGCTATGGGTGTGATTCCCTGCCGCGTTGGTGCTGCCGCTTATGCTGTGCGCGTGGTTGCCCTGCGCATCGGTGGTTCCGCTGTGCTGGTGGTTCCCGCCCCCGTTAGTGGTACCGGTATGGCTATGGGATTGAATGGATTGATCCTGGCGGGTACCGATAACACGGCCAGAATCAACGCCGCGGCCATCATCCCAGCCGCGGATAAATTCACCGCGCAGATCCGGCAGGTTAAACGTGTTGAAGCCGTCACCAGCGCCCCACGTCGTGCCTATTGTGGCGAACAAATCAGGATAAGCCGTGCGGCTCACTGCCGCGCCGTTGGCTTTCAGCCAGCCCACCGGTGCCGTGCTGCGGGCGAACGACATAACCGCGCCGGGCGGTGCCCACTGGCTGCCCAGCGCCAGCACTTCGGCTTTGCTGTTTACCTCCAGGTTGTTGCGGGCGGTGTTTTTGTTCAGCACGTCGGACAGGTTTTTGGCGCGTTCCAGCGGTGCCGGTGCGCTGCCTGCTGGCTCGTTGTTTACCAGCTGGATTTTGGTACCGGCAGTGTAAGCCTTGCCCAGCGTGATCCGGGTAGGATTATCTGCCACCGGCTGCCATTCATCTGCTGCGGTACCCATCGCCAGGCGGTTGCCGTCCACATAGACCGCCAGCCCGTAAGTGGTCGTTAACTGCAAATCAACGGTGGTTTGTCCGTCGCCCAGCAGCTGCGTTTCGGCTACCGTGTCCACCGTCACGTTGGCAACGCTGGGATCCTGCCACTGGTAATCGCCATCGGCGTTTGATTCTTTGCCCAGCACCTGGCCCACGGTACCGCCAGGGATAAGTTGCGCCGCCGTCCAGTTGTTAACAAGCCACGTTTGGTTAACCACGATCGTATCGGGGTCGAAACTTATATTGATCACCGCGTCATTGGTCAGGAAAAAATCGACGGCCAGCACCACGTCCGAATAACTACCCTCAGACGGCAGCGGCTTGTAAGAGTCCGGCAGGCTGCCCACCATAATAAGCGTGCCGTTTTGGTCAAATACGCCTATTTCGCGCATCGTCCAGCCGCCTTCCGCAGCTGGCACGATCATTTCCGCCGTGAACTTCGTGTTATCTTTCGGATCGTTATAAATACGGTTAATCGTGGCGCGGTACCGCTCACGCACCAGCGTGGTTTGTGTTCCCTGCGGCGTGGTCGGGTTTCCTGCTCCATCGCCAACGGCCATGTGCGTCAGCTGGATAGGGTTCTGACTGGTTGATGCCTGCACCAGCAGGCGCGCCCCCAGCCTTGTGTAAATCGTCTTAAATGCCATCGCGTTTCCGCCTTAGTTGCTGCGCAAAATGAAATCAGTAACGATCCACGGCTTGTTATTGCTGGAAGTCGCAAAGCCGAAAAAGTTACCCGTGGTTATGCTGTTATCCGTAACGTCGTTTTGCAGCATATCGTTGCGGTAGATTCGGATCCGGTTGCCCTTAATGTCGATTTTCAGCACGTCGCCCACCATCCACCGGAAAGATTCAGCCACTAACGAGGCTCCGCCGCTAATGCGCTTATGCAGACTAAGCGGCGCGCCAGTAGCGGCGTTATACGGCCCCAGCGTAAGGCGGTAAGTGTCGCCGGTGTTCGCCTGCGCTTTGCGAAATTCGATCATGGCGTTCTGTCCGGTTGCCTGCGCGGAGTTACCGCTAACCAGTTTCATGCTCATAATGGCATCGGGGCGGCCAGCGTCCACCGTCAGGGACGAGACGCCAGCCGCGTTAATCTGCAATTGCCCGCCGCCCGTAGTGGAAGTAACCAGCCCGCTGTTTTGAAGCCCGCCCCACGTCAGTGGCTGCCCACCGGCGAAACTGTCCGTCTGGCTGCCCTGTAGCGGCCCTGCGCGGTTGAATTTATCGGACGCTATCACATCCCCTAACGCCTGAATGGTCGGCGTGCTGGCCGGTACATTCGTGATCGCCTGGTCCATAGTTAAAATCGTTGCCATCGTGCTGCCCCTTTATTTCAGAATGTTGCCGCTGGTGCATTTGCGAATAAATGCCCGCAGCGCGTTAACGTCGAATCGGTCGGAAGTGTTATGGCCCGCCGTGGTTTTAACGTCCAGCGTTATGTCTAAGTGCTGGTGGAACTTATCGTAAAGTTGCTGCGCGTTCGTCTCAATCGGCACCAGCGTGTCGCCGGTCGAGGCAATAATATGAACCGGCGCGCCGCGGAAATCAGACCAGTGCCGCAGCACCGGATCATAACCTTGCGTTCTGGCGCTGTAGTTGCTGCTGTCTGCGCTGATGCCGTAGGCTGACTGGATCATTGCCTTGCGCTCACTGTTGTACCTGTCCCACAGGTTGCAAACGGGATCGGTAAGGTAAAGCCCCAGAACGCCGGGTACCACGCCGCGCAGCAGCGCATTAAGCGCAGGCATTCCGCCCATGCTGTTGCCCAGTAGCACCACGCCACCAATGGGGGCCAGTTTGCACGCCTGCGCGTAAACGTCGGCTACGTCTTCCATCGCTGCCGGTGAACCGTAGTTGTTCCCGCTGAATGCGCAGCGCGCCCAGCAAATACCGTCAGCCAGCGCCGCGTCGTACTCCACTGGCGGGGTCAGGCTGCTGCTGCTGTTGACGCCACCGAAATAGATAACCAGCAGCATAGGGCCGTCGTTGCTGTACGGGGATCGGAAGGTCAGCCGCCCGCCCTGGTTATTGGTTGGCGTGGTGAAGTTGATCGGACTGGTCACGCTCTCGCCGCGGCCACGCTGCGCGCCCCACCGGCCAATTGATGCCAGCGTTTGAAATCCTGGTGCATCGCGTGGAACCTTTAACGGATCCAGCTGGCCGCTTATCTCCGTGCTAACGCGGGTAAGGATGCGATCACCAATACGGCGCACCGCATAATCTGCCAGCTGCCCGTCCAGCTGCCGCACCGCAACGTCGGTAAGGTTTCCGGCTGCATCAGTGACGGCCCACGCGATTTCCTCGCCATCGGCCATAAAATTGGTGCGGGTGCTGATGCCCAGACGCGCCCGGATCAGGCGTTCCGCGTGTTCAGATGGCCCGCCATCCTCTTTACTTATTCCCAGCCAGGTTTGATAACCGGCAGCATCACGCACGCAGTAAATCAAATCCTTACCATTACCCATAGGATCGATCTGCTGCACCAGGGAATAAAACACAGCAGATTCCAGGCGGCTGGCTAACTGCTCGTTCATCGTTGAGACTTGCGCGGCGGTCGGCACCGATGTTACGGACGTATAAGACTGCTCGCTGTTTTTCTTGTAATACCCAAAGGCATATTGGGTACCGCCAGGGACGCGGAAATATTTACCCACTGCCAGATTGGTGTCGGCCAGTGCGTCGGCTGGCGAATCGTATAAATCAGCGTCGTAAATCAGCTTGGCTTCTTCCACCAGGTCATTGGCCTGCGCTGCATAGCCTTGCACCTCTTCCAGCGTGCCGCCCACATCGAGAAATTGGATCGTAAATCGCGGGCCTGGCAGCGGGCCTAACGTAAATTGCAGCTGGTAAATTCCATTCGGTGCCTGAAAAACTATGACGCCGTTTTCGTCCGTCACCATCGGGTTGGCAAGGTCTGCCCCGCTGGCATCCTTCAAGCCCACGGCCAGTTCATCGGATCCGTTCAGGTAAAGCGTAGCCGTAGCACCCGGGATAACTGCGCCGGTGCTGTCCTGCGCAACGTATGTTTTTAATTCCACTTTATGCCCCTTTACAAAGTGATCGTATTGTTTGCCAATACGAAATCGTTAGAAAAAATCTGCTGCAATTCGGTGCCGGTTACGTGGATATTGATACCAGCGCGGGACACAGCCGCCGCATATCCGTGCGCCTCCGTTTTCACGTTAATTTTGGCCGTCGTCATATGCGAACGCACGTTTTTACTGGTTTCGATCAGCTGGATAATCTTCTGTAACGTCGCCTGGTTCAGCGGGTACTGATCAATGTTTACGTGCAAAATATAGGTGTAAGGATCGCCAGCTGGCTGCTGGTTAAACCATTCCTGCACCTGCACGTCGATACCCACGGCGGCCAGCTGCAATTCGATAGCGCCCAGCGTCCCTTTTATCTTCTGGTTGGCCGGTGCCGCGGCTATCACGGATCGCTTCTGCTGCTCGGTCCAGGTGCTGTCCCACGTATCAACGGACAGCGCCCAGGCCAGCCACGGCAGAACGTCCACCGGCGCTTCGCTGCTGCTCCACACTTCCTTAACAATAATGGGCACGTCAAAAATGCGCTGGCCCATAAGCGATAAATTACGCTCGAATGGCGTGGCGTTGCTGGGTAACAGATCATCAGACATTTAAGGCCACCTGGTTAACCGTTATACTGGTGCAATGGCTAACTTGCCCATCCTCCACCACCACGTCGCCGGTGGGGTTCACCATGATAACCTTGTGAACGCCAGGACGTTGCAGCGCGCCAATGATGCCGGATAGCGTCACGTCGTAACCGATTTTGCGCTGCTCGTCTGCGTAGGATTGCGCAGCAGCGATCGCGTTTTCGATTACCACGCCCGGATCCGGGCCGTCATAGATTTGCAGGTCTGCCGTTATTGAGTATTCCACCGCGTCAGCACTAAGCACCGTAACTTTGTCCGTTAGCGGGCGCACCGTTTTGGCTGAAAGGGCGTTTCTTACATCCTCCACCATATCCAGCGACGCTTCGCCATTGCCGTTAACAGACGAAATATAAATAACCACCGATCCGGGCGCTGGTGATAGCAC